GCACCTACTCCCGCAATCCTGCAGGAGCTTTAACAGAAATGCTACAAGGCTTTTCACGACTGCTCTCCAGTCTGGATGACCGGCGAGCTACTCGTCCAGGGTGGCGGATGCAATACCCGCCCAGCCCGGCCTTGTACGTGGTCTCAGTTGCCCTGGATTACCAGGGCGGTCCATCAGCTCTGCCCCTGCGCCAACTTGAGGGCATTAGCCCCGCTGGAGGCTGACAGGTGGCTCATAAGAGCCAACACCATCAAGAGACTGTCGTCGGGCGTCCAGATTTTCACCGGGACGTCCATGGACAGTGTGACGGTACCCCCGACCACGGCGTTTTGAGCCGGGATCAGGGGGTCGGTCACCGCGAGCTCGCGACGGAACGACGCCGAGTGGCGCGCCCGTTGCTTGCCCGTCGAGTGTCGGTAGCTGAGCTGATGCGTCGCACCGAGCGCAGTGAGCGCCCGGTAGAACGAACCTTCCGGGTTGATCAAAACCTTCGGGAGGTCGGTCGAGACCGCGTTGTACGTCAGAGCTTGGGGGTCGGCAAATGCCACAATGCACTCCTGAGCAGCTGCTATGTGTAATCGAGTAAGGACCCTATTTTAGGTCCCTCTCGGTTCAGCCCCGGGTTACACCCAGGGCAGCCAAGATGCCCAACTGTCTCGCGTCCAACGAGGGCGCGGTTCCGAAGGGCAGGCCGAAAGGATTGACACCCATCACACGGGCTTTGGTCTCCTGGACTACCGTCGTGGTGAAGGTGTTAGCCTCACCAGGAAAGTTATAGTATCCAGAATCCCCGGGATGAGACACTGCAGCTTTGTACAGTGTCCGTGACTTCCAGTGGCGCATTAGGAACGCGCGTGTAGTCACGAGATTGTCGACTGCGTTCGGGCTCAAGTTGGAGTAGATTGCTCCAAAATTGCTGAACCAGTCAGCGAGCCAGGACCACGGCATGGCCTCCCAAATGACGGAAGGCGTCGGGGCGACTCCGAAGAGAACGGCCCTTGCACGCCATAGCCA